GTCATGCGCGGGGTGAATGCCGCTCAGGCCCAGGTCGGGAAAGTGGTGGCCATGTACGGCACGGCCACCCGGGCGCTGTCGCAAATTGATGAACGCATGGGCGTGCTGAAGGAGCAGGCGGGCAAGGCGGCGACGGCGATCGGCAAGATCGCCGGCAAGGTCAGCCCGGCGCTGGCCAACATTGTGCCCACGGGGGCGTTTGCCACGGACCAGACGCCGGCACCGGAGGCGGTGAAACCGTTCCCGCACCTACTGATCATCCAGCCGCAAGATCCCAAGGCGCAGCCGTATTTCTTCAACCTCGACACGGCGGCCTTTGATGAATTGCGGCGCTCGACCGAATTCCGCTGGGCCTCCCAGGAGCGCCTGTCGCGGCGACCAGCGCAGCAAGGCGTGGGCATGGGGGACGAAAAAATCACGCTCAAGGGCGCGATTTTCCCCGGCTTCAAGGGCGGCCTGAAACAGCTCGACACCCTGCGCACGCTGGGCGCCCAGCTCAAGCCGCTGACCCTGACCACGGGTTATGGCGACGTGCTGGGCACCTGGTGCCTGAAAAGCATCGAGGAAGAACAAAGCTCGCTGATGCAAGGCGGGATCCCACGTAAACAAGGGTTCACTCTGGAGTTTGGGCACTATGGCGACGACATGCAGAACGTCTGACGGGGATCTGCTCGACACCATCTGCCATAACTTCTATGGCCACCTCAACGGCAGCGTGGAGGCGGTGCTTGATGCCAATCAGGGGCTGGCCGATGAGCCGCAACCGTACCGTGACGGCGTGGTGATCCTGTTGCCGGATCTGGCGGCCCCCGCCCAGGAACAAGTCACGCTGTGGGATTGATGGACTACAATCATGGTGTTACATGCAGTAGCTCTTTACTTTCTTGCCCGCGTCCCGCGGGCTTTTTTTTGGAAAAAATCCATGAGCCCCCTATTTCGCATCGTGGCCGATGGCGCCGATATCACGGGCCTGATCAATGATCGGCTGATTCAGCTCATCACAACCGACAAGCCGGGTATGGATTCGGACACGTTTGAACTGCGCATTGATGACCGTGACGGGCTGGTGGCGTTGCCCCGGCGCGGCATCGGGATCGAGGTTTACCTGGGTTATGCCGAGACGGGGCTGGCCCGCCTGGGCCGCTACGTGGTCGATTCGGTCACGGTGTCCGGGCCGCCGGATACGATCGTGATCAAGGGCAAGGCCAGCGACATGCGCGGCAGTGGCAAGACCATCCGCAGCGGAAGCTGGGAGGATGTGCCGTTGTCGAAGATCGTCGGCGATATCGCCGCGCGCAATGGCTGGGCGCCGGGGTGCTCGGTGTCGACGAAGGTCGCCCGGGCGGACCAACTCGGCGAATCCGACTTCAATTTCGTCACGCGCCTGGCTAAGCAGTACGACTGCACGGCCAAGGTCGCGGACGGCAAATTGTTGGTGATGCCGCGTCAAGGCGGACAGACCGCCAGCGGCAAGGCCTTCGGTGCGATCACCCTGACGCGCCGCGACGTCAGCCGCTGGCAGTTCAATCTGGAGGATCGCAACACGCACAAGTCGGTCGGGACCAAGCATCAGGACAAGAAAACCGGAAAGCTGGTGGTGGTGTCCCTGGAGAATGACGACCTGCCGACCGGCCTGCCGGCGGTGCATACCGATCGGCATATCTATCACGACAAAACCGCCGCCGAGTCCGCCGCCAAGGCGCGCTTGGCGGCGTTCAACCGATCGAGCGCCGGCGTGCGTTTCGAAATGCCCGGCCGCACGGACCTGTTTGCCGAACGCCCGATCATTGCCCAGGGCTTCAAGGTCGGCCTCGATGGCGAGTACCTGACCGATTCGGTCGAGCAGGTCTACACCCAAGCGGGCTGGTCGACTACCGTCGAATGCAACGGCGGCAAGCACGGCAAGGCGAAAGCCAAGGGCCAGAAGCCGAAGAAACAAACGAAGCCGCTCAAAGTCGTGAACCTGTAACCGCGCTGTTGCGCATCCCTAATCCGCCGTGTGCGGTTTTTTTATGCCTGGAGTTTGTATGGCCATCACCGAACAACAACTGCAACGCATCATGCCCAACGCCCGCCGCCAAGCGGGCGTTTTTGTATCCGTCCTCAATGCCGCCATGGCGCACCGGCAAATCACTACTCCGAAGCGCCAAGCGGCGTTCCTGGCCCAGGTCGGACACGAGTCTGGCCAGCTGCAGTACGTCCGTGAGTTGGGCAGTGATCAATACTTGAGCAAATACGACACCGGCAACCTGGCCGCGAAACTCGGCAACACCCTGGAAGTGGATGGAGATGGCCAGCGCTATCGCGGGCGCGGCCTGATCCAGGTAACTGGCCGCAATAACTACCTGCGTTGCAGCTTGGCACTGTTCGGCGACGAGCGCTTGTTGCGCACCCCTGAGCTAATCGAGCAGCCGCAATGGGCGGCCGAGTCGGCGGCGTGGTTCTGGTGGGTGCGAGAGCTGAACGCCCTGGCGGATCGGGGCGAGTTCGAGGCGATCACCCGCAAGATCAACGGTAGTCTCAACGGTCTGGCAGATCGGCTGCAACTCTGGACCCGGGCGAGGGCAGTGCTATGCGTGTCGTCGACCTGATCCCCGCACCGTACCGTCTGTTAGCCGTTGGCGTGCTGCTGACCGCATTGGTCGGTGGATCTGCCGCGTCGGTCTGGAAGGTTCAGGACTGGCGTTACGGCCAGCAACTCGCCGAACAGGCCAGCCTGCACAAGGACGATCTGATCGCCATCAGCAACGCCGCCGCTGACCAAGTGCGCACGGCACAGGACAACCGCCGAGCCCTTGAGCAGCGGCTGTCGACAAGTGAACAAACCCACTACAAGGAACTCAGCGATGCTCAAACCAAGCAGGCTCGCCTGCGTGATCGCCTTGCCACTTCTGACTTACGGCTGTCAGTCCTACTCGACGCCACCGCTGCAGCCAGTGGCGGCACAGTGTCTGCCGCCACCCCAGCCGGCGGCGTGGTTCATGGCTCCACAAGTGCCCAACTTGACCCGGCGCATGCTCAACGAATTATCGGCATCACCGATGCCGGCGACCAAGGACTGATCGCCCTGGCCGCCTGTCAGGCCTATGCCAAAGAAGTCTCAAACAGCAGGCCCTGGACATTGCCGGCGATGTGTTCGGGGAAGGTCTGCCGGCCGTTGCCTTGGCCTTCGAAATAG